CTAGAGATAGAGGCTATAATCCATAGCTTATTTTGATATTGAACACAGTTGCTAACTGTAGCGTTGGAGACAATAGTTATCCAAGAATTATTAGCTACGTCATAAGCCCTACAGGTAGTCCCAATTTGGTATATGAAATATACTGTACTGGATGCGGATACAAATATTCCTAGATATTTGGAGCCGTCAACCGTCCCTGTAGGAACTACAGTAACTGGTGGCCTATTTACAATAGACCCATCTAAGTCTATGTCAAAATTGGTAAGCTCGGCAGCCTCAGTATCTGCTATGGTAGACGGTTCATTTACAGTATTAAGCCCATTAGTGAACGGCCCAATTTTTACAGGGCTGCCAGCCATTTTATTCGTCCTCGGGAAGTACGGTAATAGTAGGATAAAAAGCTACTTGTGGCATATTTTCTCTATTAGCTAACTCACTAACTCCTTGCTGGAACTGAGTTAGTTTAAATTGAGAGTTTTGTGGGTCCTCATCAAGCTCATATGCTTTAGAAAGTACGTAGTCTATTAACTTATTGTAATATGAGTCTGGAATAGATAATACGTCTGTTGTATTTACTACCTTAGCTGGAGCAGGAAGATAGTAGATAGTTAGTCCTCCAGTATATCCAGTATCAGGTGTAGGATATATCTGAATACTTCCAGCCCATTCGGTCCAAAGGCAGGGTGTACCGCTAGCTGTATTTTGAGGATCGCTAGGTACTATATACTTTTCAAATTCTTGAAAAGTAACAAAGGAAGCCGGTAGTCCTTTAACTCTAATAGAGTGTATTTTAAGAATTTTTAAAGCACTTATATCGTAAGATGATTGACCAGCTACTAGGTCAGTATTCGATACTGCTTTTTTAACCTCTAGAGAGCTAAATAGTTCAATCTGTCCTCTATCTATCCAACGATAAATATCGGCATCAGTAATTTGAACACCAGCCTCATCGCCAAAAGTTCTCTTTATCTCGGTAAGAACATCTTGTACTGTGTAGGTTGAAGGAAAAAAAGCCATTACTCATACACCGCCCCGTTATGCTTAACGGTCTTATTCTGTTTAAGAGCCCATACAGCAAACTCTTTAGCTTCTTCCTCAGCTTCTAGTTTAGCTTTTAAATTAAAAGCTTGCTTAGCAGCTTCCTCAGCTTCTAATCTGTCTAGCGCACTACCATTAGCGTTATTAGCATTAAATAAAGCTGCTAGAACTCTATGATCTAGTTGATTCTCTTTTAGCGGCATTACCATATAAGGCGGAAAACCGGGAGCTACTTGCCACACAGCAAAAGGAGCATCATCGAAACCAGTTCTAACCTCTGGCGGTATCCATCTAAGTTCTAAGGTCTCATCATAGTCGTTTAAAATTTCTGCTAATCTAATGGCAGCAGCAGGTAGAGTACCATGCTCTGATAAAATAGTAATTGCCATTACTTTATACCTTTTTGTTAGCTACTCGATTAGGCTCACTAGCAATTTTATACATATCTGCTAATGATTTCTTAGAGGACCCTGTAACGGCTTCTAAACGTTTACGTTCTCTATCTACCATGGTACCTGGACCGTAAGCTGATAGAGAATTCATAATATTATCGGAAATTGAAGGCATTTAAAACTCCTATGACTAAAGGCCGGGCCGTTTCATACACGACCCGGCCTTTAGCTAATTATTAGTCTGATTAACCCTCAGTGATATCTGCCATAATAGCTTGAGTATTTCTACGATGACAGCCTAGTTCTGAGTATTGGTACATAACAGCTTCATATGCATCATAACCAGAAATACGACTCCACATAGAACCATCACGGTCCATAAACTCCCAATCAGCTTGGCGATAGACAGTGAACTCATCTTCGTTAACGAAATAGAGAGTGTTTTTAGGAGCGTCTACGTCTACCATGAACGGAATTTCTCCCGCGTCAGTAGTGAACGATAGACCAGTAAAACCGCCACCAAAGTCTTTAGTGTTAGTATACTGTCTCTGCTGAACTAGAAGGTTAAAATAAGCTCTACGTACACCAAGGTTAGAGAAAATAGCAGTAGTTTTGCCACCATTAGCTCTTACCTGGTCAGCAAGCGAAATCATAAGACCTTCGGACAATGCCCGGTTAACACCGCCATTGGCGTCTACTACAGCGGCCCAGATAGGCTCAGTAGCAGGGTCTAGATTATAGAGAGAACCAGTGGCTTTGAAAATCTTGTTAAAGCCAGTCCACTCTCGGTTTACGTTACCGTTTCTAACTACAATATCGTTAACTGCGGTAGAGACTACCGCACCATCAAATGTTATAGTGTTAGTAGAGGTATTAATACCAGTGATCTGACGGTTTGAAGCTTTAACTGTAGGGTTAGGGTTATTAAGAGTAGTACCGTCGATAATGTCAATCTGCATACCTAGCTGAGCATACATAGCATCTTTAGCTAGGAATGTATTTGTATTAGTAGTAAGAGTTCCAGCAACTGCAATAGCACCAGAACCATCGCCATAAACCTGTCGGTTCTGGTCTTTAGCAAGGTCTGTTTTTAGACCGCTAAGTTCTGATTCTAGTGCCGAAACGAACGCTTGTGTGTTGGTATTTACAAGCTCGATAGTCTGTCCAGAAAGCTGAACACGGCCGTATAGATACTTAAGACCCACACGGGCAGCGTTATAGCCCTGCTGACCAGCATTAGGAAGTGCTTCGAGTTCGTTTCTGGCACCAATACCGGCGTTGCGGCGGGTTTTAATTGGGAATGTGACGTACCGTCCGCCTACTTCATTAGAGATATTATCGCTAGAGCGAGTTATTCTCTTAATTGTTACTGCATCATCATTAAGCTGCTTGCGTAGCTTGGGCTCATAAATTTCTTTGCAGAGCGTAGCCACAGTAGCTAGGGTAGCACCCATCAGTAATTATCCTTTATTTGCGTTTAAGAAAGCTAACGCTAGTCCTCTTGTGTCTTTATCACTTAAAGAAGCAACGTCTACTGCCTGTGACGGTACAGAACCACCTGTAGGAACTATTTGAGGAAAGTTTCTATTAGTAGTTTGTTGTCTAGCAGAATTAGCAATAGACGCATATTTCTGCACAGCAGCTTCTAAAGACATACCGCCAGCTGCTAAACTTAAAACTATCTGCTCATCAAAATCACCGTGTTTTGACCTTAGAGTAGTTAGTTCTTGTTCTAGTTGAGCATCGGCTGCTGCATTTTCTTCTTGCTGTCTTTGACTTACGAAGAATTCAGCAATAGCTTTCTGGTTATTTAATAATTCTTGGAATCTAGGATGATTCTCTATATTAGAGTAATCTCCAAAATCTACTTCTTCTGCTGTGGCGGCAGACCCTACTTGGCCCTGGGAAGGAACACCTACAGTTGGCTGCTGAGTGTTAAGTCCCCACTCTTCGCCAAAAGTATCTACCATTCTGTCATAAACCGCTCTTGGGTTGTTATTAAGCACGTTAAGAACTGAAAGAGCGTTTTGGATATCTTCGGGAGATACTCCATCGTTGACAAATGGCTCGAAAGGTTTATAGCTATCCTGTACCTTTTGGAAGTTTGCATCCCACTTACTAAGATGTGGAGTTACTAACGGAACAAAAGCCTCAGGAATAACATTTAATATATCACTCCAGGCTGGGTTTAGTGCTGACTCAGACGGTTCTACCGTAGGCTGATCTACAGTAGCTTCTACTTCAGTTGTTCCGTCAACAGGGTCCATTTTTATCTCCTACTTAGTGGTGCCGTACCAAATTTGGCCCTAGCACTATCAGTATATAGACTAGCGTCAAGTATTATTTATAATTGTACGAATCTGTTTCTTCTGTATTTTCTGGTACCTGCACATTAGCGTCAGCCATTCCAAAAAAAGCAGCGGCTAATAGATTCCAGTAAAGAAGTTCTTCTTTACCTATTATACCTTTGACACCTAAGATAGCTGAAATAGCTAAAGCCACCCTGTATGCCCATTTACGCTTCTTTGGATTAAATATATCTTTCATTTTATACCAGCCGCGTCATCATTCATACGAATGGCGTATAACATGTCGTTTTCAGTCATTGTATTAAGTCTTGCAGCCGTAAAAGTAGTGGCATTAATAGCAGTAAGCCTAGCTCTCATTGCTGTAATATCTTTCATACTAGCATCGCTAGTTACAGGGTTGGTTGTAGTTCCTCTGCCCTGTCTCTTATCTACTACTCGTTGTCTATTTCCAACATCTAAATTAGCCATTTGGAGGTCCTCCACTAAATTGATTAGTTCCTACAGGTGCTCCGCTTCCATTATGAGCTCCAGCAAAAGGATTTTGCATATCGGGAGCGGGCATCTGCGCTTGAGCATTCATAGCTGCTTGGTTAAGGGCAGTAGCATGCATTAAAACGTGAGCTTCAAATTGTTGCTTAATGGGCTCAGGAAGTAACTCAAATGCCTGAGATTTTCTAAATGTATTATGGACTTCAATATGTACTTGGTGATTGTCCCAGGTATTTACAGGAACAATACTATCTGAGGGAATAAGAGGTGCCTGCGTTTGAGTATCTTGTCCATAACCAGCATCTCCGGTTACCATTGGAAGCTCTACAGGCTGTCCCATTCCTTGTTCAGTTTGTATAGTCCGTTGTGCATCAGCAAACTCTGGTGGTGTATCAGGCGTTTGAGTTTGCTGCATTTGATCTTGTAGTGCCGGTAAAGCAGTTTGTTGTTGCTGCTGAGCCATAAACTGTTCAGCTTGATACTTAGAATTAGCTATGATTTGCATATGTTCAATAATAGCTTGAACATCAATATTACGAATCTTGAGATTTTCTCGTTTAGCTTGGCGCTCATCTGCTTTAAGTTCATCGTAAAGTTTATCTAGTCCGCCCATATCCATCATAGATAGGCCCTTATTAGGGTCGATAAAGCCCATCTTCATGCAGTCCATGATGAACGCTTGCTTGGCTGCTTTAGATGTAGGGAGAGCCGAGCCTGCTTCAATACGAATATCCATACCAGTAGCGATTTCGCTACCTTTGAGCGTTATTTCATCATAAAATCCATCAATACCTGTACCGCTAACGATACGGGGCGTTTCCCAGAACTGGTTAACATTAGATAAAGTATGCTTAGCTAACTTTTCCCAGCCCTGCTCAATAGACTGGTACGTAGCGGTTAACGGGGAGTCATCTTTTTCCTGTAGATAGGAAATAGCCGTAGCTGCTGTAACGCCATTTGGCGCTTGGCCTCTAGATATCTCGTGCTGTGACGAGATATCTTCCATATCGTTAACTGTACGGTCGAGCTCTTGTAGGACATATGAAGGAAGAGGCTGTAGAGGTAGAGGCTGCGGCGGAGCCATTCCGTGCTTATAGAAGATTACTTGCCCAGGCTGAGTAGTAATAGAAGCAGGGTTTACAGAACCTTGGGGCGCAACTAACTGAGGTTTAGCCATTCTATTTTTAGCTTCAATAATCTGTCCGCGAGTTCTATTATATTCTTTTTGTGGGTCAATCAGATCATTGATTACAGAGTCAGAATAGAATTCACCTGTAGGAATATGGCTAAACTTAGTAAAAGGATAGTCACCGTGTGCAAACGGATACCCTTGATTAAAGAAAGTCTTAATTTTTCCATTCACGCAAGTAGCCATTCCGCCGCTAGGAAATAGTCTATGAAATCCGGGTTTAAACCAGATTTCCATGACTAGTACCGAATCAGGTCGACTATTTTGATTTTGCGCTCTAAAAAAACTATTACCCATGATCTCTGTAGAGGCAACAACATCTGGTGTAAATTTTTCTTTAAAGAAGTTGTTAGCCCATTCTACTGGTTTAGTGTAGACATTAATTACCCATGGCTGGTCTTCAATATCTTCTTCCATTAAATCAGGTACAATAAGATGAAATGGAGTAACGGCACCGTAGGCTAAATCGCCTTGATACTCAGGAGTAACTATAGAAGGGTCCCACCAGTCTTTAACAAATCCATTACCTGTAATACATACCCAAAAAGCTGCTCTACTGTATATACGATGTAGTTTTTTTGAAGAGTAAATAGACTCCCAAAGTTGTTCTCCCGCCTGAGCAGCAAATAAATCCTCATCTTCGGAAGAAGCTGGAACTACAGAAGCGTTTGGTTTATTGCTAATAAGTCTAGCTAATTCTGTTCTAATAATAGGCTTAATTCTATTGGTAATATGCCTAACTCTATGGGGCGGAGCTTTAGGTACTACGAGACCAGAGTTTATAGTACCTGAAATACCTTTTAGAAAAGCTACGTTCTGTCGTCCTTTATAGAAGGCATAGTTAAGCTGCCACTGGCGCTCAAAAGGCTGCCTGGCAGCCTTAGCTTTATCGTAGTTATCTTTAATCCATGAGGCTAAGCTGTCTAGTTCTTTTTGTGCTTTAATCTCTTCTATTGGATTTTTAAACTTGGGAAGAACCATCATCCCTGCCTAGGCTAAACTCAAAATCGTCTATTTCATACGGGTCTTGCGTATATACAGAGGTAAATTTTCTTGCCTCAGCCTCGTCAGAAGCGTCAGATACGCCATTATTCAGTAAATTCAAACTTGGGGCCACGGTCTCCACTGCCTGAAATGCTAGTGGGTCCTTCGTTCCCAATAGAGATATCGTCTTCGATAAAAGAGTCGATAGTGAGTTGATTGTCTGTAGATGTATCTTCCAAATCATTAAGATCACTAAACTGCATATTAGCGCATATCCCAGCAATAGACTTAAAACCGTCCAGGATTCTAACATACTCTTCCTCTTTAACTAGTCTAAGATCGTTTTTAAAACAGTAGTTTAAAATAGTCTCTGTAGACTCCCGTTCACCTTCAAGATTATCTTTAACTGGTACTAGTCCCACAACCCTAGCTACTTCTGTTAAACAATCTATACAGAAATAAACTGCTCCGTACCAGTCTAGATTAAAATTGAAGTCTATAACAGACCTACTAGTAGTACCGCATACAGCGCACTTTCCGGGAGATGCTAGCGGCCTCTCTAGTAATATAAACCTACTTTGAACGGGAGCCACAGACATTACTTAACCTCTGTCTTATTAGCCGATGTAGCTGATGTCGTAGTCTTTTTAGGAGCAGGCGTTTCCTTACCTAAATCAGATAAAGACTCGCCACCGTCAACTGTAGGATCAACAGTATTGCCCTTATCTTCAGTAGCTTTTAGCGCTTTTACGTCACGCTCGCCGCTTGGCTGAAGTAATACGTCTTTATCGTCTACGGCGCCCTGAACCATAGTATCTACAGGGTCGCCAGAAAGTTCCTGAGAAGGAACGTTATTAATTGTTGCGGTAACTGCTAATTCTTGAGCAGTTACTAGCGGTATACCAGCAGTAGCGGTAAAAGTATCCGAAGGCTCTCTATTTTCTACGGCGGCTCTTCTAATTTCTGCAACCCTAGCCTCTTCTAAATCTAGGTAAGGACCTCCGTCTCTACCTGTAAGGCTATCATTGGGGTTAAAAAGCGGCTGTGTCATTATTTCTCCTTAATGGGTAACGCAATCCGCGTGTAGTTTAAGTATATCTAAAGCTGTCTACTCATTTTCATAAAGTTCAGCAGATAAAGTAGTATCCCATTTAGTAGTAGGACTACGTAACTCACTAAAAGTAGTTACAGGCCCTTCATGGCCTACAGGCGCTACAATCTCGTCCCATGATTTAAATGCTCTTCCTGCGCCTAAAGGATTATCTACATTTTTAACTACATCTTTCGGAAGAAACTCATTAGGAGCTAAGTCCGGCATAAACGTAAAAAAATATCTAGCGGAATCGCAAGCATGGTCGTCTTTTTTATGAATCTTTTCTTGTTTATTTTTCTCATATTGCAGTTTACGAGAAGAAAATGTAGCCCATCTTAGCTTACTCATCTCTCCAATAAGAGAAATACAGTTTTCAGTTATTTGCCAACGAGGTACCCCTGCTGCATCTGGCTGTAGATACTGTAGCATTCTATTAATACCACTATCCACATCGTTATTACCAGGAGCGATATAGATACCCCTATCCGCGTATTCTTGAAGGATAGAGGTCCCTGTGACCCCATTGCGTTGCGACATTGCAGGATCACCCACAATAAAATCAGGGACCCGTTCAAAACCAGCATTCCGTAGATGGTAAGTCTGGGCATGTTCTGGGACCGTCATTTCTGATTTGTAGTGCTCAGCAAAAGTAATAATTCTATTTTCTGGGCTAACTGCGTGCCATAAAATAGCTGTAGGGTTATTATACCCATGGTCAAAAGAAGCGTACCATTCCCATTCTTTAGGCGGCACCATAGCTGGTATTACGTGTACTTCTTTATTAAACATCTTAAATACACGTCCGCCTAGTGCGACAAATTCTCCACGCTGCCTAGCTTTACGTTCTTCTGGGTCAAGAGTAGCTAGGTATCTAGCAGCAGATTCTTCATCAATATGCGGATTTTCTGTCATTTCAATCTGAACTATGGTAATATCTGGATGCCCCTCTACCCCAGGTAGGTAAATGTCATCATAAATCCATGACATTCCCTCTACAGGAGTCATTGTTAAATAAGCATCTCCATTAGTGTCCACTAAACGTGCTTGACATTCGTTAAAGATATGCTTAGGCGGCTCTTCATCATACCAGACATAATGCCTAGATGCTCCAGCAAATTTTTGTAAATCCTGATCGTACGATTTAAATTCTATAATAGACTTGTTATTAAGTGTCAGTATTTTATGCTCTTTATCGTAACTATCTTCCCAGCTACCATTTTTTAAAAAGCTAGGCGGCATAAATTGACTAATTTGCGGTAATACAACTACGTCTACTCCGTAATTAAAGTCGATAGCAACAACTCTGCCACGAGTAGGAGCGTCCACTACTTTCTTGTATGGATGCCTGCCTATGGCCCTATAAACAGTTTCTACAGCGCCGCCGACTGTTTTGCCTGAACGGTTACCTCCGATATAGAGCACTAAGTGGCTAGTAGCTTTATGGAAAGCATACTGTTTATCATGAGGCTTATAGGCATAAATATTAGGGCTATTGGCTTGAGTTCTTAAGCCTTCATTTAAACGCTCTAGAGCTACCTTATAGTCTAGGATATCTGTTTTACGCGGACGTGGCATCAGAAGCACCTAAAGATACAAGAGCTGCTATTACACTAACTAGAGCAGCATTACCACCACGACTTCCAGAAATAGTTACTCCCTCAAGTAGGAGCTTTGAATTTCCTCCATCGTGCGTATGAGTGCCAGGTGATGCTTGGTTAATTCCAGAGCCCAAAGTGTGGTGAATACTCTTGCTAGAACCGTCTGTGTCAGCATTTGTATGGAAATCTTGGACCTCCTTAGATGAAGGTTTTGCTTTATCTACCATAGTAAACTCCTAAGCAGGGCGAGAGTATTAGTCTCGCCCTGCTACTTTAAAAATTATCTAACGGATAGACCTAGTTTTGATAGGAGTTTTCTACCAGGCTCGGAGCAATCTCCTACACCCCAGCCTACACCAGGCTCCCATATCTCGAACACTCTATACATTTCCTCTGTCATAGCAATAGTCTCTTTTCCATAAAAACCTGTAGCACCAGAAGGATTAAGAGGTATTGTTTTAATTCCTGGATAGTCTCTAAGAGCTACCTGATATCTACGAACATCTTCATTACGTCTACCTTTTTTTAAATTAGAAAGATAGACGGAACCATGGTACCTTTGAGTTGGAATAGGTTTACGTATAGGCGTAGGTGTAGGCACTGGAGCAGGAGGTGCAACCCCGCTGCCGGAACCAAAAAAGATGCTTAGGTCTAACGCACCTGGGTCGCCATGGTTGTTTTCTTTCCACTGCGAGTGTGCGTAATATCCGCTAGGCCCAGGTCCTAATTTATTAGGTGTACCGCCAGGATATGCGGGGGGTGGTCCAACAGGCCAAACTAGCGGAACGCCGTGCTCAGTATTCCATGCGATAATCCTAGCTAAACCAGCTTTGCCCGCAGGAGTTAAGTCCTGTGTCCAGGGCCTATTAGCATCTCCAACTACTTCAAACTGAGAATGAAAGCGACCTGCACGATTAGTCTGTACTCCACCAGATAGATTACGCAGAGTACGTGATGCTCTGCTAGCAGGAATCATTTGTGCAATTTCACCAGTAATTGGATTAAAAGTACCCGTACAACCATTACCGGAAGCTACTAGTCTACGAGCAGCCTCTACAGCCGACAGGCCGTAGCCTTTAGACTCGTATGTATGCATGGTACAGTAGGCTTCTCCACCTAGCATACTACCACCGTCTAAATTACATGGAACTACAGTAGCTCCGGGAATCCACTCACCCATTGTCATGATCGCTTTCTAGTGTACTACCTGGGTCATCATATTCTGGAATTACATAGGAAGACGGAGTCCAGTTCTCTGTATCTTCCGGTACTACCTCTAGCTCTTCAAAGTCTTCTAGCTGCTCTTCATTTTTTTCGTACATTATACTCTCCTACTATGCCATCGGGTATCGGAAGGAAACCGACATCTGATCGGTATTCTTGAATACCCATGGAGAAGTCGCCCCCCACTGACCAGAATTTGTGTTGGTGAGGGATGCCGGAAGGAAAACAGACACCTTCGTCCCCTGCATATTGACGACACCTGTCATGTAATAGTTCCCTTGGTTAATCGCCCACGCTGTTCCAAGAGTCACAGTCGACAAGTGCGGAGATGACATAGCCGAGGGAGTGGAAAAATAATACTGCCCACTCCCATACGTTGTCGTCGAGCCAGCAATCAGCGCCATGTGAACTGAGCATTCTCGACCAGACCGGAAGTACTTCCCGGTGATGCTCCCATTCCCGAGCGACGGTTGAGTCGCCGACGAGCTCCAAACTGGTGTATATGTTTGCCACTGAGTATCCCACATAACCCAATTAGCACCGTCATATACACCCCAAGCTTTAGTATCTGTCTCCCAAATTCTAAGTCCTTGGTACACAGTATATGGCGCTGTAGGTCTAGTTCCACTAGTACAGGTAAAAGTGCTTCCAGGTAGAATCTGCCACTGCGCTCCGTCGTAGATAAATAAATTACCGTTGTCTATTTCTTGAGCTATTTTACCTTCGTAATTGTTAGTAGTCGGCTTACCGGCTGCTGTAGTGAACCTAACTATTCCTAAAAGTTTATCAATTAGTGAGTAGTTATTGCTGATATGGGCAGTTACGTCTACTAAGTCATCGCCACCCTCACCGGCGCCACCATCGCCAGCTAAAGTAAAGCCTACTCTCGGTGAGATTGTAGCCATTAATCTTCTTCCTTAAATTCAAAGAAATCTTCTGGTACTTCTGGTACTTTTTTATCCATATCCAAAAGCTCTTGTATGTAGTCTGGTACCTGTGGCTTTTCTACAACTGTACTAACTACATAATTAGCTGGGATTACATCAAGTGCTTTTGGCGTCTCCCCACGCATAATGCTATCTACGTCACTATTAATACTACGTAGCACTACAGGGTCGGTAATGTACTTTGAAATCACTTCTAATAGTAGCATGACAAGTCTATTAAAATCAACCATTTGTTGTTTAGCTGGATCATGTCTACCTGTGAGTTCATAGGCAAACTTAATGGCATTTAAGTCGCCCGACAGCCCGCGCTCTATCACTTTAGTATGGAAGTCTGGTAAATGGTCGTCAAGCGCTAGTTCCGCTGTACCTCTAATTACTTTGGCAAACGCTGGATTCTTTAACCAGTTTCGATAGACGCTATACGTTACTCCAGCCCGCGCAAGCCGCGCCTTGAGGTCCATTTTAAGCGTGGGGTCAGTTAGGACTGCAATAAGAGCTACTTGTTCTGGCATTAACTGAGCCGTAATTCGATCTTTGGCACTCCAAACGATCCCACGTTTAGCCATACGATGTACGAACTCGTGCGTAGTTAGTACTCCCATAGTCGTCTTTTCAGTATAGCCAGCACGTTTGGCTATCTCTGTAAGTGTAGGAAGTCTTTTGCCTTGTAGTTCTTGATATAAACTTTCTGCAGCAAAACTTACTTTATCCAATCTATGTAGCATTCCTGCTTTTAGTTTCTTACCTTCTACTGTATTAAAAGTAAATCTATCATCAGATTGAGTTGACATGAATACTCGCAATCTGTAAAGGCGTTAATCCAATCTTAGCTAATGCTTCGGCAATACTTGTCGGCATGGTCCTACAGCGCCCGCGTTCATAAGCAGAAATCTCAGCAGGGTTAACTCTAAAATACTCACTAAATTTAATTTGGGACATTGGTAAATTAAGCTGGTCTCCTAAAAATCCGCGGAAATCTTCAAAGTTTAAACTAGAGGTAAATGAGAAATCAATCTCTAGATCATGTATTAGTTCTAGAATCTCATTAGACTTCGCTTGATACTCTAATGCATAAGCGTTTGATAGGGAATCGGGGGTCACTCCTAGTAGGTCGGATAGCACCAATAGAACGCCCTCTGGTACATTTTCAGGGACGTGGCGTTCTAAAGAAATAATATATCTTCGTGTCACATTAGCCATATCGGCAAGTTCTGCCTGTGTTAGTCCCGTGGCTAATCGGGAGTCTTTTATTATGCTCATATAATCAGTGTAGCACACGCTGTTATAGTATACAAGGGACTTAGTGAAAAATTTTTAAAACTTAGTATACTTTGTGATTTTGTAAAAAGCACTAGGTAAAATCCCTTTGGAAACAAAATCGCGCCGTCACTCCGGGACAACATGGCTCAATAAGCCGCCGCGTTAGCGAGCGGCGCGCTATAATACAGCCATGACGAACACACAACAGCACACTGTCGAATGCCAAGCCGCTCGCCTATCCGCCAAGATCGCAACCCCGTTTCAGGAACGGATCGAACACCTGGCGCGACTAGGTGAAAGGCACGCCCTATGGATGCTCACCGGAGTCCCC